CTTAAAAAATCTTTTTCTTTTTTAATTTCTGCATAAGGATCTAAAGTAATAGAACTGTCATCACTTCCTGGTTCTACTACTTTATTTTTCTGCTCTACTTTTTTCATTAACTTTTCAGCTGCATCCATTTGTTCTTTAGTTTCTGCTTCATCATATTCGTAATTTGTAATTCCATCTTCTTGAATTACTTCTGCTATACCTGAAGAAGTTGTAGTGTCTGTAATTATTTCTCCCGTAACTCTATCTCTTGTATTGCCTTCTTTATCTTTATAGGTATTGTCTACTAATGATCCTATGTAGTCACCTGAACGTTTAAGATTTTCGCCTCTTCTTTTATATAATTCGTCTCTTCTTTTATATAATTCTTCTACTGTTTGAGGTGTAGTATTAACACTTCCTCTAGTATCTGTTCCTTTTAATAATTCTTCTATTCCAACACTTTGAGAAACATTTGAAAGAGGAGCTGTTCCAATTTGGGTATTACGTCCTAAAATATTATTATTTAAAAAATTAATAACAGGATTTTGAAAACCAGTTCTAGTTCCCATATTGGTTCCAGACATAATACCTCCACCAATATTTCCGCCTCTTCTAAATGATGGTCTTTTAAAATACATTATCGTCCTCCAAAAATACTTCCCAAACCATAAGCACTTAATCCTGCGGATAAAGCTTGTGACAATGGTCCAACTGTTTGTCCACCACCCATTCCTACTGATTGGGTTGTTGTAGGTGATCCGCTTGCCTGACTAGCTATCCCTGATCCGAAAGCCTGAATTCTACTTAATGGTTCATTGTATGCTAATTGATTTTGTTGTTGTAGAGCATCTAGTTGCGCTTGTTGGTAAGCTAAGTTTCCTGTGCCTGCTGCACCTAATTGTTGTACACCACTTGCAGACAACGATGGTTGTAATGATGCTAAATTTCTTTGTTGTTCGAAACCTTGATTAGCTAATTGATTTGCTTGAGTAAAACCTTGACCTAATAATCTTGCTTGTAGTGCCGCTCTGTTAGCTGCAGCATCGGATGCATACTGAGCATTAGCTATAGCGTCTCTTCCACCACCGAAAGCACCTGCTTGAATAGCATTGGCTGCAAGTTGTGGTACACCTCTAGCTGTTTGAGTATCAAACTCTGCAAGAGTCGTATCAATCACCTGTTGTTGATATGGAGACATAAATTGTTGAAAAGCCTGTGGGCCTGAATACGCTGCTGCTTGATCTAAGAAAGGTTGATAACCTGCAACACCTGTTCCAACACCTACACCTGTCACATCCCCATCTGCTCCAAAAGTTAATTGACCTAGTCCTGCTTGTGTTGCTGCTTGTTGTTGAGCAGCTTGTGTTAAAACGTTTTGACCTGCAATCTGTGGTCCAAGTTCCGCAAGTGTTGGTACACCGGCCGAGCCAGGAGCTCTACCAACTTGTTGCGTTAATAAATCTATATAATTTTCTTGTGCTGCTTCTATTGCAGGCGATCGTCTTACTGTTTGTGTATAATCTGTTGCCATTATGCTTTACCTACTTGTTCTGCTTTTTTCATTGTGTTGTATAATTTTTTAGATCCTTCTTCAACGCTGCCATTACCTATACCACGTACAGCATCGGCAGTCATTACAAATTCATTTTTAGATAACATAGCGGGTACATCATCGGCTCTTTCTTTAATACCGACTGGTACAAAACCACCTTCATCTCTGTAGTCTCTCTCCGTTACACCTGCATTATTTTTTCTTATCTTGCCTGTGGGTACATCACTTATACCGCCCACTGATTTAAATGTTTTACCTGTTAGTTGAAATATCTCTGCTTCAATGTCGGATACATCTTCACCTTTACCAATTAACTCATCTCTTAAAATTAACAATTCTGATACTCTGTTAGCACCACCTTTGTAACCTATTCTTCCGCCGTCTGCTTTACCTCTTAAATTTCTTATTAACATTTTTTCACCTTCCGGAAACATACCTGGATTCATTAATACTTTAAATAGTCGTTTACGATCTAAATTAGTTGTTAATGATCTGTCCCTAAATAATCTAGATATTTCAGAACTACTAAAAACTGTTGTAGGAAAAGCCATAGCCATATCCATATCCATATCTTCTTCGTCTTCATCATCTCCTGCTTCAACGTCAATAGTCATGATACCCACTTCTGCTTCTTCTGGTTCAGATCCTCTAGCTAATCCTATTCTACCACCATCAGCTTCTTCTATTCTAGTAAACATATTAGAACCTTCTCCTGTAGTAGTATCTCTAAACATTCCAGGCATTTCTTCCATATCTGTTTTTTTAACTCTTACTGGACCATCCTCTGTCATTATAATTATAAAATCTTCTGTAGTTGTCTCAGGCATAATCTCTTCTAGTAATTGTGTTTTAATCATTTCGTTAGCACCAGACTCAAATCCTATTCTGCCACCATCTTTTTTACCACCAAAGAAGTTAGTTAAGTAACCTGCGTACTCTTCTTGTTTTTCAGCTTTTCTAGATTCATCATATTCTTCTGGAGTTATTTCTACCCCAGCGTCGGCTGCTAATGCTTTAGCTTCTGCGTATGATCCAGCGAATGCTACTGCTCCCATTACTGCTGCTTTGTCAATAGAACCATCCTTATTTGTAAACATAGCCTTACCAAATTTTTTAGCTCCGTCTCCAATTGTTTTAGCAACTTTACCATAGTCTTGATTACTTATTCCGTCGAACATATTTTTTAAAAATCCAGGTTCTTTAGCTACTACAGACTTATCTATAATAGTGTCTTGTATTATTCCCATGCCATCAGCTCCCGCTGTAGCTAAATCAATTGATCCTTCTCCTACTCCTGGTAATAAATTTGCTCTACCTTTTGAAGCTATTTTTTCTGCTATATTTGCATCACCTGTAGTTTCAGTTCCTATCCCTTGAATACCTTGAGCTCCTTGAGTTCCTTGGTTCGCAAAGAACTTACCAAGACCACCTTGATCACTAACCGGATTAGTTAAAAGTCCTCTGGTTAAACCTGCTGAAGCGTCATATCCTGAAAAGGGATTAAAACCTGTTTGTAAATTTTGAGCTCCACCACCAATATATCTAGCACCTTGACCTAGTGCATAATTCATACCACCAGCTTTTAAAGAGTCTCCAATACTTCCTGTCTTATCAAAGGTACCTATCCCCGACATTCCTGCTGCAAGTAATGGATTAAAAGGTGCAACAAAAGGTGCAGCTTTAGTAGCAATTTCTGCTACTTCATTAGGTATAATTTTTCTTACAAACTTTTTAAGTTTACTACCTAGGCCAAATTTCTCCCTAGGTGCGACTTGCATAATGCCACCGTTTGCTTGTAATTGTCTGTTCATTAAAGATCTAGATATCGCCATAATTTAAATATATTTATACTGTTAAGCAGGCGTAGAAATCCTGTAAATAGGATACTTTATTTGATTTTTGTAGGCTCGTCAACAGATTTGACAGGTCTACTTCCTTGCCATAAATCATCTCTAAATCTACCACAAAACTGATACTCTCCTACATGAGTAATGTAGTCATTTATGTAGCCATATACTTTACCACCTATATCAGCCCATCGTTGACAGAAACCAAAGTCTTCTCCAAAATAACGTTTAGTTTTAGGATCATGTAAAGTATCAAATAAGTTAAACATATTGGTTTTCTTTTCTTCTTTACCGTTAATAATAGTAGGTTGAAAGATTTCTAATTCTGGATACTCCCTAATCATTTTCTCTAATACTTCTCTTTTAATTAACATACATCCAGTTGGTGCATGTGAAAGCTCTACTAATCCTTTATTACTTTGAATGTTATTAGGATCTTCTATTTTAACAGGAAAGGTAAAACCAGATTTAGCTAAGTCATCGAATGATTTAATAGCATCTACCTTTTCATGGTATCTTCTCCACATTTTATCCCAACTCAACATCTTCATAGGGTAAGGACAAGAAATAATATCTTTATCTAAGTCTAACATTTTAAATATAGTAGACCCGTTAAAATCAATATCCGAATCTATAAATAATAAATGTGTGTAGTTATCTTCATGATTTAACATTTCAGATACACATAAATTTCTTCCTTGTGTAACTAAAGAAGATTTAAGTAAAGTAAAACTAACCTGTATTTTTTTGTGCCAACATTCTTGTTGAAATTTTAAAACGGCTTGACAGTAATGCATACTTACATCACTATGACAAGGAGTACACACCATAATTTTATGAGTAGGGGTATTTCCTATATTTATTTCTGTTACCTCTCCTTCAACTTTATTTGTTTTAATGGTTTGATAAGTATCCTCATTAGGAGTTATGGTTTTAGTCGAAGTGTCTTGATTAAACCAAATGGGCTCATTGTTTTGGCTCGAGGCCTTATAACTTTTTTGCATTAATAGCTCCTTGTAAAAATCTAGTCCATGAAGATGCTTGTTTAGGCCATCCATAATATAAGTGAGTGTAGGCTGATTGTGTAATTAAATGGTTATGAATAGTAGGTTCATGTAAAGTTTTAGCTGCTGCTTCTATGCCGTAAGCAAATTTTTCAGCTAATCTTTTATAATCTTTATCATAAGGTATATACATAGGAAATTCTGCACCCGTTTCAAAAAGAGCTCCATAATTTGTAGTAATACAATAAAGTCCTCCGGCCATACATTCTAATAAAGATATACAAGAAGTTTCTTCAAAAATACTTGGATATGCATACATATTGTATTTATGCATATTACTTTTTATAAAACTATTTGGTTTATATCCTATGTAATTTACATTCGGTAGTTGTCTTGCTTGTTCATAAAGCTCTGTGTAGTTATGATCATTTTGGTCAAAGAATTGTTTTCCATATAC